CATCTAAAATTTTTCTTACCATTAAAAAGTAAGCCTTGCAGTCATACTCTAATGTGTCTACTTATGCTTAGCAACCTAAGACGGTTTTGTAGGCCAAGTAACAGAATGAGGCCAGCCGGTAGCTGTTGGGAGATCCCTCAAAGATTGTCTATAGGTTGCCCACTCAGTAACCTTTGATGTTGCTAATCCTCCTTTGTCTGCTGTTTGCGTCCAATCACTATCTTTTAATAGTTGATCACGTTCTGACCTTTTACCAGCAGCAACATTATTATCAACTTTTGTTTTATATGCTGCCTCATTATCAGCCGCACTTGTTTTCTTGCCGTCTTCGTCTGTTGTCTCTGTAAATGTTGGACCTACTTTAAATTTTGTGTACCATTTACCATCTTTCTGTTCAACTCCGTCTCTTTCTGATGTCTGATAAGGAGGTGTAAGTGTTGGCTGTGCTCCATCTAAGACCCAATCATAACCAAGAGAATTAACAACGGTTTCAGTTAGTGGTTTAGGGATTGATACATTAGGAAATTCACGACGAAACATTGATTCTCCAATGATCAAAGAGCCGTCTGATTGTTTTCTAAATTCAGTCATGATTAATAAGTAAGGGTGGAAGATACAGGGGTTAAATTCATATAAATTCCCCTATTAAGCGTGTGCATACCAAATGAAATCATCTCCGTCATTTGAAAATCTATCGCCTTGTCCTGCATTAATTTCTATTCCTGAACTAGATATACTTTGTATCCATGTATAATTAGACTGTTGCGAAGTGCCGCTTAAATTTAATGTTGGGGTATTTCCTGCACTTGCTGTTATACCTCTCAAAGTATCTATTACCACCCAAGGTGTACTTCCTGTACTAATATTTTTTAAAAGTAAAAATCTAGGGCTAAAATCCATACTTAAAGTTACATTTCCCGCCCCACAGGTATGATAGCCACACTTAGAGATTCCACTTACTGTAGAAAACAATATAGCTATAAAATCATCACCATTACTATTAGCATGCCCATCTGAACTTAAATGAAAAACACTAGAAGTTGGTTGGTTATTCCAAATTGCAGTATTTGTCTGGGCATCACTTGTATTTAGATTTATATAATAATTTTGAGGAATAGTACCACCGTTCAAACCTTTGTGATATACATGCCAATTTCCCGTATTATTTCTTTTTTTAGTCCAAATCATTTCCGGCACATTATTAGAGCCAAGACTATGTTCAATTGTCCGAGCTGAACCTGTCCCCTTATAGCAAATGCAGTCAAGCCCCGCGTTACGCTTCCACATCCAGGACAACAAAGCGCTATCGGCCCAAGAAACTGCTGTATAACCAACGTTGCTATCCCATACATAAGCACTACCCGCAGCCTCGGCGCTATCGTCGTTAGTTACTAGATAATTTGGACCTTGCAAGCGACTTGTAGCACTCCATTCTGTGGAAGATGCTGGTCTTTTTAACAATCCAAAGTCAACAGGGAACCCACTGTCAAAGGCCGGAATAGTAGTACTGCCATTGCCATAATCCATAGCGAATACGTCTGAAGCGTTTTCTGGAACCTTTGAAGTTTTCCCCGTCTCCGCTGCAATTGCTATGTAGATGAATGTGTCACCATTTTTATTTGTATCGTCATTACCTACCGTCTTTAAAGTAAAACCTGTAGCGTTTATATCTATAAACTCAACACCCCAGCTAGTTTCGGTACCATAAGCATTAGCAAATAGAGCAAAATCCTCGCCTCCTACTGGAAGTGCTCTCATTGAATCAAATATAAACCAACCAGTAGAAGCCCTATCTATATTTTTTATCATTATGTACTGAAGTTCAAACGGCAATGTTACTGATAAGCCTGCTGACCCCGTCCCTTCATACGAGCCGCAAGATATTATTTTTTGATCTGAATTAGGCCCAAACTCTGCTTCTTCATGTCCAAATAAATAAGCAACATAATCAGAAGAACTTTCATTAACGCGACCATCATTACCTAATGTAAAACCAGTAGATGTAGGAGCCGCCGTAAAATCATTTGTACTTGCTGCTTCTGCATCCGTTCCATTTAAATATATTTTTTTCGTATGTGGGTTAGTTCCCTCGTTCAGTCTTCGATGCCAAACAGTCCAATCATCACTTCCACTAATTTTCTTTATAAATATTGCACCCGGTACAGAACCTAAATCATGAGAAATAACCCGTCCAGTATTACCATCGCCTGTCCAAGTACAAATTGTAAAAAATTTTTCTTGTTTCTTAAAATTCCAACTGACATATTCTTTATTGTTTTCATTCGTATTGCCTCCATTACCTTCTAATTTAAAACCATTATTATTAAAAGCCGTAATGTTCATCCCAGAATAGGGGCCAGCCTGAGCGTTAGAGGAATCTGATTTAAGTTCGTAAGTGTCGCCGTTTCCATCAACTCTTTCAGTATCTAATAACATATGGCTTACATTCTGACCCCTGTTTTTTATCCATACCAACCCGCCTCCCGTGTTATCGATACCATTAACAATCTGCTGAACCGTGCCTTGGGCTGTTCCATTTCCCGTGTACACATAAGTTTTAAATACATCTTCTACTCCTATAACATCACCACCAGCAGCACCAGCAGCACCAATCGCAGAAAGTAATTTAAGGTCCATAATTAATACTTAAGTTGTGTAATCAACAACACTAAATGCACGATAAGTAGTACCACCATCGTCTGTTATGAAACCGATTAGATGGGTTTTCGATGCACTAAGAGTTGGTGCGGTATCAGCAGGCCATTTGACTGTCCCGCTTGCTAAAGTCCAAGCTGTTGTATAACTTACGTTGGCTAATTCCAAAAGAAAACCATAACATCGACTTGAAGGGGGATTACTAAAAGTCCAAGAAGTTACATTGGCATTTTGAGTAAGAGTGAAATAATTACCCGTCGATAAATCTAAAGTAGGTGTTGCAGATTGGGCAACGGTAACTATATTTTGCGCGAAGGTTCCTGCTAGATCAAAATCAGTATTTGTAGCTGCGGCTGCGCCTGTTCCAATAGCAAAGTTAGTTACATTTGACGGTGCGGAGTCGTTAGCCCATTCAAGGGTAGTAGCTGTAGAACTACTCTTTAAAACTTGTCCTGTTGTAGGTGTGGTATTGGGTAGGGTTAGCTCAATGTCTGCCCCGCTCCCATTGTCCGTTACAACCTTGTCAATCTTTATAGAACCGTAAGCCATAATGTTTTAAAGCAGTACGAGGGTTTGCTGCGCATTAATAGTAATTGTTACTCCAGAGTTTACTGCTATTGGGCCAACTGCGAAACCATTCTTCGCCAACGTATAGCTTGATGAAACTGTAACGTCGTTTTCTGTAACCCATGTAGCAGAGGAACCGCCCCCCGCGTAGTCAAGGCTATTCCAAGCTGTTGTACCATCCCCGAGCTTATATTGCTTAGTCGTCGAATTGTGGCCAACTTCTCCAAGCAATAAAACAGGATTGGCAGAGGACCACTCGCTGTCAGTGCTAATTCGTTGCTGTATCTGTACACGAACTGTTGTTTGTGTCATATCCCGTTAGCGTTACCTGCAACTATCAAATATTCTAGTGTAGTTCCTGCATGTGGGGTTGCATCATCGCAATCTAATATGAAGGGTCCAGTCCCATTAAGGAAGAAACTATCAGTCACCGTAGACTCTGTAGCAGGTAACGACGCATTTTCAGCAGTTAATTGATAAGTAAGGTCTACCCCTGTTAATACTAAGACTTCAATCTCTATATCATGGAACACACCTTTTTGGTTCTCATTTGGTGTTGAAGCGTATCGATAAAAACTCGTACTTTGGGTTACGTTCGCACCACCGAAAACAGTAGTAGGAATTTTAAACTTGCTATGTGTCCCTGCTGCGTCTAAATAGTGTTGCCTAAATTCTGATACTTCTGCTTGCGTTAGATCTAAATATCTAAAAGTTATTGTATGCCCGGTCAGCACGTTGGAACGTCGAAAGCGTATAGGCCCACTTGATAACGTTTGCGACTGGCTAACATTCAAACCGCCTACGTTATAACTTATCGAGTTTGGATACCTTGAATCGGGGTAATCGTTCATTTTTTAAATCGTATAAGGTGGCAGCAATTCAAGATTGACAGACATATTAATTTGCCCGTCTACTTCCTCTATCTCAGGGCTTTCTGAATATCTCCATTTATAACCAGTCGGGAAAGTTAAGTTTGTTGCAACAAGCGTTTCAGTTGCTAAATCAAAAGGCTCAAAGGAACCATGAAAGGCGTAATGAGATACGAGGCTTTGTTGCTGCGCTCTAGTAACAGAGACGAAAGTCATTCGTAACCGATGACCATAGGAAGCACTTGAATGTCTAACCGCTGTTTGTTCGCCTGAGAGTTGCCCTAAATTACTAGAGGCGACAGAACCGGGGGTATAAACTCGCGAACTAGGGGTGATACTTGGAAAATTAGAAGTCATATTATTTAAAACCCGTTGTCTTGATGATAATTAGGATCAAAGCCGTCATCACCTGAATCTCTACCCTTCCATGTCAGCTCAGGTGTTTCATTCGTGCCCGGTTGAGGATTAGCTGCATTTGTAAATTCCCATTGACCTTCCATCGCCGCATAAGAACCCCATGTTGAACCACCTACATATAATTTTGGTTCTACTCCATAAGCACAACCCGAATTAAGCCCTACTCCATCAGCCGTAAGACCTCCAATGGTTCTTAAACCTCCTGGACTACCTAAATCTGTAGCTCTTACATTCGCTCGCCAAGGAACATCAAGGTTCGGCCATACGATACCGCCCGGCCCATCGTTGTTTTTACCATAAACTGAACCACCTGTTACCTCAACACCCGCTTGTACTAATACTTGACCTGCTCCTAATCCACCACCACAACCAATACCCCCCGCAAGCGTTACATAATTATCAAATTCCACCCAAGTACTATATAAATGAGTTGTTTCGGTTGATGCTTCTACATCGCTAAACTGAGGTATATTATTGTTTGTCCCACTATAATATTTACCCGCTGCTATATGTTTGGTTTTTGTTCCAACCCATCTAACCCAAGTAAAGCTTGAAAAATCTGGTTCAATTGGGCCAACTTCTCCTATAGGTGTTGGTGTTCCAAACCCGTCATCACTGGCAGGATCAGGGCAAGAACTTTCTGAAATAATCCAATGATCTAAATCTGCTGTTGTTAATTGCATTGATCCAGTCCCACTACTTGAAGCGCTACAACTAATTAACGTCTTAACTCCCCATGTAGGCGACGGGGTATGACTTCCTATCTTATTTCTTCGATACCAACAGATACGACCATTTGCACAAGCTCCCCCTGTTGCCGTCAATGTGTCGCCTACTTTTAATGGCGAGCTATCAGTTCTATCGTCAGTAATACCAGTAACAAAGTCAGACTCTAAAGGATCAGTTGCATTGCCTAAATCTTCCTCAAAAGGGAAATCTTCTGTAAAAGTTCCTAAAGTAAAACCAGTCCCACCAAGAGAAGGCCAAGTCACACCGTCGTCGGGAATATTCCCTGTTCCTGTATTTGTATGACATGTAATATCTGTTCTTGAGCTAGAAATAACGGTCCCGACGGGGGTAGCTGCAGCAACCGCCCTAGCAATTATTGAACGTTTAGAGCTATCGACTGGGAAATGTACCAAGTCTAATTTCACCACCCCCGTAGTACTTTTTTCAATCCGTTCAACTTCATATAGATAATCATGATGATCAACAGTACCCGCGTTAGTTTCACGTCTCAGCCTGACTCTTACGATGTCTCCTAGGGAAAGAGTGCTATTAAAAGTTGAGGGCCGAACACTAATGCGCAAAGAATGAGTTATGTACTTACGCTTCGCAATTTGGTACGCGCCATATTTAACAGCGTGGGATTCACTACAACACCATTGAGATAAATCATATTGAATAATAACGGGATTACTTACCCCGCTTTGTTGAACCTCAGAGCTTCTAATTATGGCTAGGTCGTTATCATTTTGTTGCTTCCACATTACAATTGCTTTTGCATCTTGCCTTTCAGTGATCGGTATATATTGAATTTCAAAACTCCCTTCTAAGATATGGTCTTCGTTGAAACCAAAGACTGGTGTAATCGCATTTGTAGAATTGATTGTGTGATCAGCATTTACAGGCAATCTCGGCTTAAAGCATTTTTTCCCATCTTTCTCTGATAGACGTAACAAGAATTGATTTCCTGTTTGAGTAAGAAAATCTTCTAAATTCTGCGATTGTGAGACAACACCATTACATAAGAAATTATTTGTATTTAAAAAATTAGCGGCGGCTGTCATGGAAGTTGTATCTATTAAATCGTCTGGAAGCCGCTGCGATTCTTTGATTAAATAAATAGCTAAATCAATAAAGTTATTACTTGAACCAAGAGTGCTATCTAATATTCTTGTGACCTTTAAACCATTCTCAACAAAAACGTAGAGTTGCCTATCCCATGTCCTATCACCATCGGCAAAAACGTTTGTATAGCTGAGCGCTGTTAAATCTGTGAAGATCGCATCAGTACCCGGATACGATGGGATATTGTCCCACGTCGTTTTGTTAGCAACGTTGGTGATTGTAGTGCCCGGCTGCCAATTAGAGGCCCTTTCGTTATACGCTCTTTTCCATGTCCCAACCCTGCAAGCCCATTGATAAAGTTGATTTTCTTTTATATCTCCTATCTCGCCTTGACTAAGAATCAATTGCAAATTAACGGTTAAAGCATTTGTAGTTGAGTCATTAACAAATCTTCCACTGGTAGCCCCCGGCGCAACAAATACGCCTCCTATTTCAGAATCTCCTACTGTTACCCGACGCCCGAATATTATGGGCACTGGCTCGCCTATTTTTATGGCCCTCTGCCGAGTATCTAATGATGTGTTTCCTTTAGCTGCCTCTTCTGTTAATTCATCACCTGTTAAGCCTGATTGATAAGGCAACAATGAAAGAGGATCAGATACTTGTATGTTCATAGTCTTATTGGATTACCTATTAAGTCAGTAGTGAATTTGCGCGGCGGGCATGATGCCCCCACGGGTGAAATACTTGAGCCAATATTTACATTTAACGTTTCAAAACTTCCCCCGATACTTGTTATCACTCCTAAGAAATTAACAATCAAAGATTGATTAGATTGGGGAGCAACATTGCTTAATCTTGAATCAAATTCATAAACTTTTAATTCGACTAAGTATTGATTGTTTAAAGATTCAGTTAATGCCGCTATCGCTGTTGTCGTTGCTGGACAAGTTAACGAAACTGTATTACCACCACTCGCGCTAGAACTCATCAAACCATCGGCTGTAAATGGGAAATAAGACCAACTTTTAGAGCTTAAAGAAATAGTTGAATTAACATAGTAAGACTGCCAAAGAAGCTTGTCAGTTCCACCCGTTGTATATACGCGAAGATACTGCGCCTGACCTCTATTGCTCATTTAACTAACCCCCATGAACCTTCTAGTTCCCGCCGTTCTAGAATTACTAAAGACAGAAGCTGAGAAACTAGACAAAGCAGATTGAAGGTCATTAACAGTCACATATTGCTGCCCGTTGCTCATTTGCATTACTGGACCTGTTTTGATGTTGATGTTTGGGCTTCCTCCAGAAACAAAACCACCCTCCGCAAAACGTGGAATAGCTGCGTTGCCTCTTAAACCTGAAAGGTAGTTATTAATAAAGCCGCCCATCTTGTGACTAGGAACAATATATTCAGAGCTTTTACCCTCTCCTACGACTGCTAATTGTGGACCTTGAACATATCCACCCTCTGCATATCCTTGAACACTACCGCCGCTAGAACTTGAGCTACTACTACTTGCAGCCTTTCGACCTCTCCTAATAATCCTCATTATTTTATTCCACCAACCTTGGATAGCTTTAGTTACTGAATCAATCATTTTCCTGATTTGAGTCGGGATAAATTCAATAGCTGCTTTGAATGGAGCAATCATGATGTCTTTTACGCGCCTCCATCTTGTCCCAAAAGCTTGAATAAAACTGCTTCCAGCTTTAACAATATTTTTAAATAAATCAGCGAATCCTTTTCCTATATTTGTCGCTAGTTGTGCAATCTGTTTCCCAAGATCGGCAAAAATTTCTCTTAAACCTTTAAATTTAACAAAGGCCGCAATCAACCCAACAACCGCCGCGCCTGCCAAAATAAACGGGGCAGCAGGTCCAGTAAATACAGCCGCGACAATTAAACCAACCGCCTTTATTTTTGCGACGATTCCAGCAAAGGCAGCAACTACCGGCCCCATCGAACCAACCCAACCAGAAAGCAGCGCTATAAATTTCATTCCAGCTAATCCAGCCATTGCCCCTTGAATTGCTCCAAAGGCAGTTACAACCAAACCTAAAGGAACGACTAAAGCAGTAGCAGCAACGCCAAGAGCACCCACGCCTACAATTAAAGCTTTTATTGGCCCCGGTAATTTATTAAATAAATTCAAGACAAAAGTTAACGCCTGAGTTAAAGGAGTTATTACAGGTATCAATATGGTTCCTATTGTTGTCGCTAAATCTTCTTGAGCTTGCTTAAACCTTTTAAATGAGTCTGGGGGTGGTGCTTCTAATTCTTTTAACTTATCCATTGCTTTAATAATCACATCCGTTGTAATCATTCCGTCCTTAGAAAATTCTTTAAGTTGTCCAACTTGTATACCTAATGTCTTTGCTACTGCCTGACCTATCGCAGGCAATCTCTCCATAACGCTCCTAAATTCATCACCTTGCAATACTCCAGAACCTAAAGCCTGGCTTAATTGCAACATGACACCTTCAGTATCAGCCGTTGAAAGATTCATTCTTAAGGCTGCCTGATTAACACCTTCAAAAGTTTTCTGAATGTTTTCTAAGGAAATACCCATAGGGCGCAATCTTCCAAATAAGTCAGCGACTGCCTTTGCGGACCGCTGTTGACCCATCCCGAATTTTTGCGCCGCTTCACTTGCAAACTGTTGAACTCTTGCTGTTTCGCCGTATTCGTCAGCCAAAGCCGCAATAGTTTTTTGTGTTCTTTGTGCATCAATACCAGCTTTTATAAAACCAACCGCCGCCGCTTGCGCTCCTAATGAAGCGATAACGCCACCTAATGAACTAGACGCTTTTTTTAATCTGTCGAAGGCGCCAGCAGTCTTTTTACTTGATCCCGCGACATTATTTAAATTTTTCTGCAATCCTCTAAGTTCTTCCTCCCCCTTTACTTGGGCCTTAATCGTTAAACTTGTTGCGTGATCAAACTGCATTTTCTATTTACTACGTTCGCTTAGTATTTCCACTACTTTAGCTTCTATTAGCTGCACGTCAGACAAAATCTCCAAAGGATTTTCAACTTTTTCAATATCCATAAGCTTAAATAGCACGTTGTAATCAAGACCAAGTAAAACACCTTGATCTGTTCGCCATTGCGTTTGGATTTTCAAAAAGAAAGTTATTGCCTCTAAAGCTTGCGGGATAATTTCAAAATCATCTGATTGTGTCATCTCTTCAGGCAACGTTAAACCAAAGGCGGCGGCGTCCTCGGCTAATCCATCTTTTGACGGTGGACCATTACACCAATACTCAGCCGCCT